CATGCCGGATGCGAGGCAGACGCAATGACCACAAAACTCTGCGCCCGATCTCCTGTCACCACGATTGTGGAGACCGGTATCACAGCCGCCACCCCCGGCGTATACCGGGAAAATGTCACCTGCCCCGCGCTGGCAGAACCCGCCAGCCGTGCCAGGCCGAAATCAGCCATCCAACTATCCAGATCGCCCCCTGCACTCGTAGACGCCCGAGTCATCGACAGCACTTGCAAGATCAACCACTGCAGCCACAGCGCAACTGCGGCACAAGCCTCGATCAGAGCGCGCAATACACTGCCGACCGACACATCCACCAGTTGTGCCGACCCACCCTGCACGGCAGCGGCCATGTTCTCCAGCAAAGCCGAAAATTTCTGGAGGGGCAGGATCATGTCAGCTCCCGACGCTAAAAGAAAGAACCTGGGTCGAACCTATCGCCGCGTCGACATACCGGACCTGAACATACACGCTGCCGTCACCAGTGCTCCGCACATCAATCACCGGCTCGGGCAAACGCGCTACAGCCGGCTCCATGAAAATCTGGCTTCGGACAACGGCCCGTATGGCGGCTACATCTGCCGGCGAACCAACAAAGCGCGCCAGACCAGCACCGTAGTCCGGATGCCAAACATAATCGCCTGGGTTTGTGAGCAACCGGCGCAGCACGCGTTGTTGCCCCAAAGCTGTCCCAGACACCAACGCCAAGTCGCCCGTATTGCCTGTTGCCAAGTCCTGGCTCCAGATCAAACTCGTATCCTGCATGGCGAAACCCTTTAATCCGTGGGCTGCGGCCCATTGTTCCCAGGCGGGTGAACATGACCGTTATAATGCCCCCGCAACGTCGAGAGCGCCCCGTGTCGGTCAAACACATCCCCGTTCACATGCAGGTCCCCGGTATGGCTCCAAGTCGCAGCGGAACTCTCGATAGAACCATCGTTACGCAGTTTCAGAAAGCTTCCAGTCTGATGTACGAGCCAGAACTCACCAACTGGCGCCTGCGGTGCCTCCGCGGCCGCCGACCACAACCGTGCCACGACAATGCCGTGCTCCGCATCGCCCTCTTGCCAAATCACCAATACCTGATCACCCGGCGCCGGCGGACATGCCAATCCCCACCCGGCTCCCACCCAACACGTGGCCACAGGCAGCCACCCAGACAACACATTCTCGGGCTGGATCAAGACACGCGCAGTGCAGGCCGCCGTGTCGACAGACGACACGACCGCCAACCGCGGCTGTCCCCACCCCTGATCGATCTGACTTGCCTGCGCCTTAACAACATTCAGAAAACTGTCCAAGCGGGTAACCTCGCTTCCAATCTCTGCACAAAACCCTCATGAAATGACAGCCGACGACTGACGTCGCTCACCATCCAGCTCCCGTCGAAATCTGTTCCCGTGTCGGCGAGCGTCAGGATATCTCTTGGCTTGGTCGTCAGATCACCTGGCATCTCTATCGTGACAGAACGCTCATGCTGTGACATCTCCGTCAGCACACGTTGTGCTACTTGCAGCGCCGAACTTTCCGTCAAGTTCGGTTTCACGACCACGTAAGATCGGCCGCCACCGCCACCAGCGGTCGTACTCACTGTCTGCACCACGCTACGCTGACCTCGGCAATCCCAACTTTTGACACTCACATCTAGACCACCGCTTAAAAGAAGCGATCGGTGAAGGTGCACCGACATGCAATCGCTCGGACGTAGCGTCAGCGACCCACCGGCCAGGTTCGGCGGTGCGAAATACAGCGCCTGCCCCTCCACCCAAACGTCAAACCCCTCACCTTCCGACAACCTCACGAGCAAGTCCCATTCCGTCGTAAAGCGGCCATGCTGATCCAGTGTCAATCGAGACCGCCCATTCTGGTAGTCCCTCCCAACCAGAGTGCTCGTCTGTGAGACAACGGCTCGCAGGCCGCGTCTCCCCGCCAATGTCGTCGCGATCTGGCTGGCCGTCTGATTCTCAAAAGTCTCCTGGGTACGCGCCTCGATGAAACGCGAGGTCAAGTCTCGTCCATCGACCCTTAGCCGGCCGCGGCCAACATCAATTTCAATATCGTCGACATCGCCAACGATGAGCGCCGCCCAAGCGCCGCTCAACCCAAGCCTGATCTCGACTATAAACGATCTACCGGAGCTAAAGACCGGACCCGCCAAGTCCAAAGCTGCCGTGACACAAAAGCGGTTTGCCGACAAATGGCTGTTTGCGTCAATCTCGATGTCCAGCAGACCGGGAAGCGAAACACCGTTAACCAGCACCACGGCCGCGGGCGCTCGCCCATTATCCTGGACCAATACCACCTCCAGCCGAGGCGTCCGCCTCGGGCAAAAGTAGAACAGCCACACCCGACAACCAGGGGTCAGTCAACCCGTTCAGCGCCGCCACCCTGTTCCATTGCGTCGCGTCATGCAAAAACGTTGCTGCCACGTGGAAAAACGTCGTGCTTGAAACGCTGATTTCGGTCGGCATCATATAATGCCTTGTAGGTTTTCAATAGACCTTTGCAAATAACCCTGCGCGACTGCAAATTGCGCGATCGTCCCGCTGGCACTCACCAAAGCCCCTATGTCCGATGAGTCCAATATCGCCTCCGCGCCAGATAACCCAGATGATACCTCAGCACTGGCTGCCCTTACACCAGCCAGAATACCCGGAATAGCCGCACTCCCCGGATCCAGGGCGGCTGTTGCGCCGGCCTCCGTCAGCACGCCGCTCAGACCCACCCAGGCATTGGCTGAATTCAAATCCGCCAACACAGTATTGGCCGCTGAATTTATATAACTCTCAAGTGGCTGCGAAAGGTCTGCGAGCACAGTACAGGAGATCTCATAAGTGATCCACCAGGGACTCTGAAACTCCAGGCTCAAAGACGTAATGACAATCTGATACGAAAATGCCTCCCAGGACAACGGCAATGGCAAACCGGCGGCTCGTTTCGCATCCAAACTCCGCGCGCGTTCGCTCGCGGCAGGTCCCGCCAAGACGCCATGCCAAGAAATGGCGCAATCGTCGCGGCCCATGGCATCAATAACCCTTCCGCCACCGAGAAGCTTATGAACGGCGGCTCGCTGTGCACCTCCAAAATGCAACGTGGCCGGAACCTCGAACCCATCCATTTGCAGATCGCCTAGCAGGAAACGAGCCATTATCCCCCCACAGTCGCGCCAGGCAGCAAACGGCTTCGCCGCGCATCAAACCCGGTCGGACCCGCTTGCGCTCTACCCGCTTCCTGATTCAAAAACCTGGATATCCAGCGCCCCACGAGTGTGCCGTCAAGATACACGTCACCTTCGGTGGGTCGCATCTGCGGCGCTGGCGCAGTCTTGGCCACAGAAGACGCATAAGGCGCCTCTCCTGGCCGCGCCTCAACAGAATAGGCGGGTGCAGCCGGTCTCATCATCTCTGTAAAGTCATTCGCGGCCGGACCATCATGTACAAATTCTCGTCTAACACCTGCTTCGGGCCTGGCCAACGCATCCGACCGAGCGCCTGGTGCGCCGACATACCCCGGCCTTTGCGGAGCAACGCTCCCAACCGCGCCAGCGTCGGGAAAATCAGCCTTCAACCAACGGCCAGCCACAGCAGTTGCAGAGGGCGATGGTTGCGGCTTCATTGGATAAGTGACATCGCTGCTACCAGTCTGATCCTTTTCACGCACTCCCTCGGCGATGGGCGCTGGTGAAAAAGCCCGTGGAGCCGACGCCGGTAACGAGAGTCCTGGCATCAACATCTTTTGCGGTAGAGACAAACTGCTAGGCCGCTCCACATCCACTCTGGCCGTCTCAGGAATCGCTCGCGCTACGAACTTACTGCCCTCCGTCGATGGGTGCGGTTCCTGCCGCGAAAGCTCGACCTCAGGAGCCGCAGGCGGCTCCTGACGAAACGTCTGCGTCCTCTCAACGATGGTTCGCCCCCGCGCCTCAGGAGTTGCCTGCTTCTGCAATGATGTCGTAACAGTCGCAGGGACAGCGACGTTCTTTCCGAGATCTAAGTTCCGTTCTTGTCGATCTCTCGTCCTCTTCTCCGTCGCCGCAGGGCTGGAACTATCCACCCAACCACTCGCCACCTGGCGTAAACGTTGAACGGGTACACCGTATGTCGAAATCACCCGCTCAAGCTGCGCCATCTGTGTTCTGGCGCGCTCGATACCTTCCGAAACGCCGTCCCGCAGCGCCAAAGTAATACCTATTTCATAAGCCTCTTCGCTCATTGAAGCCTCCCTGCAATTCACTTGTTAAAGCCGCAACGACATCCTTCGACGCAAAGGATGCCGCTTCAACAACAGAAACACCGCGCTTATCATGGATATAGGCTAATTCAGACCGCGAGGAGGCCCGACCTTGACAAACCAACGACAAGCGGAGCCCCTCCCCCCGGACCTCCAGTCCACCCTCACGCGCCTGCACCCGCGCTGCCCGGAGCCGGCTCATTAACGCCTTGCCCGCACTGTGCAGGGCAGCCTTCAAGACTTCTTCCACTGCCGGGCACTCCAATCATATTCGAACCCATTGAAACGGCCCATCACAATCACCCAGGCGGACCGCTCTCCCGGCGAAAGACTGAACGCAACGTCGAAAGGCACCCCGTTCTTGACCAGATACAGACAATCAACCAGATCGGGGTGCCCGCTCAGTTTCCCTGCTCGGTACTCCCACAATCCAAAGCCGGCGTCTCCGCCAATGCTGCTGCTACCGCGGCAATTCCTGTATCTCCCAGTCGGCCAACAAGCCCCTCAACTTGGCCTTCCGTGACAGGTGCCGGCACCGGCACCGTATCGATGGCGACAACGCAGGAGGCTAGCATCGCCATCCCAAGATACGCGTTATTTTGCGACAATGTCGGACCAATGGCTTTAAACAACCGCAGCCTGTCCAGCGCGGTCAATCGGCGCAACACCAGCTCACGGCCGTCTGAATCTCTGACGACTAGCGGAGCCAAAGCAGCCGCCACAATCTGCGCGCTCGGCCCTACCATCAGATACGCTGCCTCTGCGTTGCGAAAAACTCGAGTTTTTGTTTGACGGACGCATCGCCCTTCCAAGTCCCCGCATTTACCAATTTGAACACGACGCCGTTATATTGGTAGGTGGAGGTGGAACCGTCCACTTCTGCCACGTATTGGTAAATCGTTCCTGCCGGCAAAGTCCCCCGCGTCAGAAAAGCCTGTTCCGACGCTGCGATAAAGTCGTCCACCGCGCTCGTCCCGCGCTCCACTTCAAAGCTACCCTCCCAGCCTTTCGGCAACTCAGCGCCCATCGGTATTCCATCAAGGCGATCCAATCGGACAGATTGCGTTACCTGCCGGCTTTCGAAACCTGTCACATATGTCAGATCCACACGCCCTTGCGGCCCCATTACCACCAACTGGCAATCGCGCCCGATCGAAAATGAATTGATCGGCATTTATAGCCCTTCCGCTCGAGACGAAATGATGGTTAAAGTCCAAAGGAACTCGGCCGCGCTCAGCGCGTCAGGCTGTGCCACCTGGCAAGACCTGCCGCTGGATAGCAACAGTCTGGCCACCCTCCACATTCACAACAAACTTTTCATTAATGCTCTGAAACTGAACCTGCGCATTGCTTTGGACAAAGCCCAAGCTCGTCCGGCTTGCTGGATTGTTGCTCAGATCGCAAATCACACTGAACGGCAAGGCACCGTTGACGCTGCCTAGAATTCCCTGTCCATACAGATTCTGGAGGAAGCTGAGTTGGGTCGAACGGACTTTCTGGAACAGAGAACTATTTATCACCTGGCCAACAAACTTTCCCATGCCTGCCGCAAGGGTCGCCGCCACATAATTTGTTAGCCTCGTATAGTTATCGCCGTTTATCGCCGCGTTGGACGAGCTGTTATGCCCACAGCGCACACCCCAATACGCTCCGCCCGGCTGAGGATTTGCAATCACGTCAATACCGCTTTGGAACAGCATGGCCAACTCAGCATCACTGTACGTCGTCGTCTGCCCACTCCCGGGTACGCCAGAACGCTGCGTACCCACAACACTATACAGCGGCTTGTTGAGGCTCGACTGCTCCGGCGACAAATTTGCCAACCGTCCAGCAACGAACCCTTGAGGCGAGACAATGCGCATCAAGCCGTTTGCCTGATCGCTCCAGTACACCCAGTCACCGAATAAGAGTTTTGCTGCGTAGGAGTCGAGACCAGCCTGCTGCTTCAATGACACCGCATTGGCGATACTCTGACCCATCGATCCGGTCAGGATCATGTAAATCCCTTCCGCCACACCGAAGGCCGCTTGCGTGGTCCACTGCGTGGCATCGTCCACATCCGCCAGCACTCCAAGGCCGCAGGCTTGCGAGCGAAGCGCATACATACCCGTGCGCGGAATAGTATCTTGTCCGACAATACCTGACGATGTCACATTGGCGGCACCATCGCTCCCGCCTCCCAATCCCTGTGGACCAAACGCGGCGGCAGCCGACGCCGTGGCTGTGCCCAAAGACGCAACTAGTATCTGCGACGGTCCACGCAGCGGTCCGTTCCCAAAGTTGATTGCCGTGGCAAGACTCTGCCAAAAGCCCGCTGGTGTAGCACCCGGAATATTGGAGAAGACTTCTGGCACCAGACCAGGCATTGACACTGTCAACTGCCATTGTCCCGGAACGGCGCTCGCCATCAGAGAGACCGTGACGGCGTTGCCCAGCGATCCGGTATATCGTGCCGTCAGCAGAAGAGCATAGGCTGTCCCGGCCAACCCGACCGCGTAATTAGCGGCGGAGTCGGTCCCGTCGCTCACCCGCACGCACCGAAAGTCAGATGCGCCCTGCTGTACGGCTGTTGCAACGGCTGTACCCATATCGTATTTCCGGGCGACAACCAGGCCAAACGCCGATGCATAGTCAGCCATCGTTCCAATCGCCACAGGCTGGTTAAGCGGCCCCCAGGAGGACGTCCCGACAATGCCAATGACATTCGTAGGGACACCATTCAGAACCAAGTTCTGCGGCGCAACGATTTGCACATAGAGATCCGGCACCACAAGTGACGTCGTGTTGAGTGCGCCTTGCTGATATATGGGCATGCTCAGTTCTCCTCCTTCGGCTCACGCGTGGTGGACTGGGATGACACCCGAACCACGTCGTGAACATGCGGCCCGAACAGCGTATCGCGGACTGCAACTGGGTCCGCCAACACATGTCCCACGGCATAGGGTCCGAACGGCCGAACCACCACCAACGTAATCGCCAAATCGTCCTCCCTCATGCATAAATGTCGATGTCGTCGGTCTGTAGGTCGCCAAAGAGCATAGAAGCGACGGATTGCACGGACGTCGTTCCATACTCCACGTCGAACAACAGATCCCGGCGATACAGATGAGCGTCCTGGCCATCATCAATGCTTACCGTCGACCGGTATCGTACCTGGCCCGCAGTTCCGTCGGCCAGGACCAGCAAGCTTTGCGCCGCGAACGCGCTCCCAAGCGCACTGCAGACCTGATCCCGGCTACCCGGGTCAGGACACCACACCGATAGGCGGAACCCCTGCTCCTGACGGCCCCATTCGGTGAGGACGTTCGCGTCTGCAGTAACCCGGCCCTTCATTCCTACAGATCCCGGAACGTCAAGGGTCGTGCCCGAAAGCCAACAGACCCTCGTCCTCCCGATTGTCTCGGCAAGAACGGCGGCCACCAACGCAGCTGTGTCCCCATCCTGCAACCGATGCACAAACGGCTGCCCGTCGATTAACAAGCCA